ATGGGGCTTAAAAGCTTCTCTAATAGATAATTATATATGTCAGGTAATTCAAAAGCACCAAGAGGAGTTGAAACTCATAAAAATAGTGATGGTTCAAATAATCCTAAATATGTCGATGTACTCGAAGAAGATAAGCCAGTTGCAGGACAAAAGTTTGTCTGTATTTCATTTATTTCGCCAGAAAAAATCCTTGAAGATAAAAATAGATACTTTTTTAAGCAATTCCTAAAACAATGGGATATGAATAAATCTTTGGAAAAATTCACTCACTTTTTATCATATATCTCTTATAAGCATGACCTTAGTATGGAAACATTGACAAATGATATGCAAGAGTTTGTAAAGGAAGAGAAGGATAATTTGTTCACTACAACATTAGAAGATGAGTATAAGACATGGAATGATAATAATGAAGATAAGTTAAGTGCAGAGTTTGATGAGAGCAATCAATTCCAGACAAGCACTCGCGGTGTAAAAATTCGCGGTTCTTATCCAACACAAGGTGAGGCGGAACTTAGAGCTAAGATTCTGCGTGAGATGGACCCAAACCATGATGTTTTTGTTGGTCCAGTTGGAATGTGGATGCCTTACCACCCAGAGGCTTATAAAACAGGTCGTGTTGAATATCTTGAGGACGAGCTTAATCAGCTTATGCATGAGAAGAATAAGAATGAAGCTAAAGCTAAAACTGAGTTTGAGACGCGTGTAAAAGAAGCAAAAAAGAAGGCAATGGAAGATAATAAACGCAAGGCAATGGAAACAGGAAATCTTCTAACACAGACTATTGATAATGAAGGAAATCTAGTAAGTGTAAAGGACGTCTCTACATTTGACAATAAATTAGGCGAAGATGTTTCAGTAGCTGATATTCGCAAGGAGCTATTTGAGGATGAAAACGTTGTTATTGATAAAAATACTGACCACGGGTTGAGTAATCTTTCTTTGAATAAAGAGAATGATAATGCGGAAAAAGAGAGCTCTGTAGACGAAAGTGCTAGAGATGAATAAATAGAAAATTGATTATAATATTTAGTTTATTATATTGTAAAATATAAATTATAATAATAAACTAAATATGGGAAAAAATAAGTGTAGGTGTAATTTTGAAGGATGCAAAAAGAAATTAAACTTGGTTCAGCAAACGGTAGGTTTATGTAAATGTAATAAAATGTTTTGTCCAATTCATAGATTAAATCATAACTGTACATATGACTATAAGGGGGAAATAGACGAAGATAAGTTAATTGAGAAAAATAAATGCGTAGCAGATAAAATGACTGGTGGAAAGATATAATTAAATTAAATAATATGAAATAATTATAATCAAAACTTACTTTATAATATGTCGAAAGCTCGAATTATGACTGCCGGAACTCGCATTACAAATAGAAGTAATACTGCTGATAATAACTATGGTAATAAAAAAAACGGTGGAGCATCAACTGTAGGTGTAAGACTACGTACTAATGGTGCTTTAGCGGCTCGAGTAATAAAACATCCTTATAAAATCGATCTGCGCGGAGGACTCATTATGGGTGGAGTTGGTATGTTACATGTTAATGCATCAAAGCACTCAGATGGATTTAAAATGCGTTGGAATTAAATACTATTTACCATCTATTTTTTTTTACACTAATTTTTGGACCTCTACCTCTTCTAGATGAATTAGGATCATAACTTTCTACTTCATCATCACTATCTAAGTCTTTAGAAAGTTCCCAGAACTCTTTTGAACCTAATTTAAATCCTCCATGAGGGTCAGCTTTATACCAAAAGATTTGGTCGTTTAATTTATTACTTTTTGCATTATTATTAATTACAAGACATTCATAATTTTCTGTACATTGGTCCATTATTTGAGCAAAACTTTCAAATGTAGGAAACATACCAGCATAGTTTTCCCATATAATCTTTCTATTCTTGATGTACGGTTCCCTCAGAATAAATACAAAATCAATGTTAGTTCGCAGATTAGGTGGAATACCTAATGGATATTGCATTGTAATAATTAACATAATTTTCCAATGACGACCATTCATAAATAATAATCTCATCATTTTATCGCGAGTCCAACTTGCATCATATAAACAATCATCAAGAATAACAAAAGCTCTTGGGTCAATAGTTGTTCTTTTATATGTTGCCATCTCTTTCTTAACTTGCTTAAGTACTGTCTTTTGTCTTTTCAAAATATTTTCAATGATAGCACTATTGTATTCATCGTGAATAAAAAGTTTTGGAACATGCTCACTGTAAAAACCATTACCAGCTTCTGTACCAGATATAACTGTACCAATAGGTATATCTTGATGATAATATAACAAATCTCTTACTAAATAAGATTTACCAGTGTCACGACGACCAATTAACACTACAACAGGTCCTTTATTTTCATCTGGACGAAAACTAATGTGACTCATACTGAACTTACTTAATTCTAATTCTGTTGACATTTAAGAAAATAAAAGAAAAATAAATAAATTATTAACCGCAATTTTAAGTTTAAGACTTAACAAAATAAATATTATTGTTTTCTAATGGAGTTTACTTATAAAAAATCCGACAATAGCGAATTATTTAGCAAAATAACGAGCAAAGATAAGCTAGATATTGAACGTCCACAAAATTATATTCCTATTTATACCAAGTTCTTTAGCATGAATGAAGGCAATGCTGATAAAATGAACTTGAATAATATTCTTACATTGAATAATATTAATTCTATGAGCAGTCATAATTCTTGTAACGCAGAAGTTATAGATAATAATAATAAATTAGTAAACAAAGATATATTTTTTAAGTTTAGTCCCTTACTAGACCCTTCTAAGTATATGATTGGTAAATACGAATGTTCAAATAATTCAATGTTAGAATTGCCTAAGTTTGGTATCAAATGTGGTAATGCAAAAACAAATGACCCTAATAATGCAGCTTATGTAGATAGTTTTTTTACATATCTAAGTAGTCAATTAATGCATAATCATAATTTTTTGCATAGTCTTGACTTCTATGGCTCCTTTCTAGGACAAAAAAACAATTTTCAAGTTAACATCGCGGATGAGTTAGAGTATTTAAATGAATCTGCATTTTTTCACCAAAATCGTGGTTCTCTTTTTTCAGTAGATAATAATTTTGCTAATGAGAGATTTAATTTTAATACAAGAAATAATAAAGACAGAATAAAATTATCAGAACAGTTTGAAGATGAAAGTATTTTACAATTAAGTGATATAGCCGATATATCTCAATTAGACAGTATATTTATATCAAATGTTACAATTAGTGATACTTCTGGTGCAAACCTAGTATTCTCGTGTGATTTGTCTGGAAATCAATCAAAAAAGACAGATGACAGTTCTAGCTGTTCTTCTAGATCATCAGATACAGATAATGAAAGTGATGATGATGAAGACGATGATGAGGATCATGATAATAGTAGTAGCGAGGGAAGTAATGATACAGATTATTCAACAGCTTCTGAAGACATATTAATTGCAACAATTAATCAATTTCCGGTTCAAGTTATTGCAATGGAAAAATGCGAAGATACGCTTGATAGTTTAATTGTTGAAAGCGAAGAAGATATGAAAGATGCAGAATGGGGTTCTATGATTATACAGGTAATTATGACATTATTAGCTTATCAGAAATGTTTTAGTTTTACACACAATGACCTTCACACAAACAATATTATGTATATTCCAACTGAAAAGCAGTATTTGTATTATAAATGGGACGGGAAACATTATAAAGTACCCACTTTTGGCAGACTATATAAAATTATAGACTTTGGTAGAGCTATTTATAAGTTCAGAGGAAATGTTGTATGTAGTGATAGTTATCATCCTAAGGGAGATGCAGCAACTCAATATAACTTTGAACCCTACTTTAATGAAAAGAAACCTAGACTAGAGCCTAATTTAAGTTTCGATTTATGCAGACTAGGTTGTTCCCTCTATGATTTTGTAATTGATGATGTGGAAGAAAACCCAAAATCTCCAAAGACAGCCGCAAAAAGATTAATCATAGAATGGTGCAAAGATGATAAAGAAAGAAATATCTTGTATAAAAATAATGGTGATGAGAGATATCCAGATTTTAAGCTTTATAAAATGATTGCAAGAAGTGTACATAATCATAATCCAGAATCTGTAATAAAACAATCATATTTTTCAAGATATATTGTTGGTAAAAAAAAGATTCATAAGAATGCAAAAATTATGAATATTGATAATTTACCTGATTACACCTAAAAAACATAATTATTTATTTTGTAATATATATATAATTATGAGTGGTATTAAGCCTCATACCGGTCCTTCTGCTGCTACAGCAATGCGACATGTATTAAAAGAAAATATGAAAGACCTTGTTTTAAATGTCAGAGAACATCCAGATTATATAAGAAGTCTATTAAGAATTACAGCATATAAAGATCATAATAAGTTAATAAAAGACGAGTTTAAACAACGTATACAAATATTAGATGAGAAATATGGCTCTTACACAATGTGGATGGATATAGTTCAAGTATCAATTATTGTTTTAGCGGCCTCTTCATCTTTTCTTCAAGCAGGAAACGATATTATAAATCTTGATAAAGCAATTATTAGCTTTATCTCTCTAATAATATCTTCATATACTGGTTTAGTTTTGGCACTAGCAAAATATAAAAAGATTGATGAAAAAAAAGAAACTATAAATAATCTTAGACATCAATGTGCTGATTTTTTAACTCAGATTCAAACTAGAACCGACAAACTTAATACTTGGTGTTATGATAGAATGTGGGCAGGTGGTAATATTAATAAAATGGCCGATGCTTGGGCTGCTGAAGATGAACAATTATACAATGAATTAAAACCTCTTATAGAGAAAAAACAAGTATTAACTTGTGAGTTTGAGAGAATATTAGATAGTTTAACAGTTAAAAAAACTAGCAAGCTTGTGAGAGCTAGAGATTTAAAATACAAAAAACAATCTATTGAGTTTACTGAATTAGAAGATAACTTGGAAGAAAAAGAAAGTACACTAGAATCAGAAAGAAAGAAAAAATTACAAAGAGCTTTCTACAATACAGATTACACACAAAATAGAGTTGACCGAGAAAACAAAGATAATATAAAAGAAAAAGACGAAATAATTAACGCATTACAAGGTCAAATAGAGTATTATGGAAAAGAAATGAATTCTATGAGGGATGAATATGAGGAAAATAAAAGAAAAATGGGCAATTCTAAAACAAGAAGTCGTTCTCCAGATAGAAGAAGAGGT